CGAACAGTACCAATCTATGTAGTCACCTGAACCCATCATGTCAGCTACTATACCGCCCGAGTACCTCCATGAACAGAGCCATGAACGATCCTCGAGAATGGGCATGACATCCAGTTTGACAAAGCTATTGTTGCACATGGCAGCATAGAGATTCTGTGCATAGTAATCATTGCTACGAACCTTTTCGCACATGAATTCACTGGTACGTAGGTCATACTCCATGTTATGCTCACGCCATGCTGGATCCTGCTCCCGCTCTAGTTTGCGAGTTGCTTCGCTTTTATAGAATTCCATCATGGCGTCTACATCTTTATCATTTTCCGGAGTCCGACCCTGTTCTGCCATTCTGATCAAATACTTGGTAGGTTGAAAGCTATTACGATCCGGACTACAACTCAACATCGCGGGTGATTGAGGCTGTTCCATCATTGTTTATAATCCATTTTAGTGTGTCCCCTTCTTTCCAACCTATAATATCAAGTAACTCTTGTGGTAAAGGTAATAGTACGTCACCGGTTTCGGAATCTTCCTCTAGCGTAATTAAATACCGGTCATCACTTAATTTTTCAATTTTACTAGTATTTTGTGTCATGAATTTTCCTTTGTTCAACAAATTCAGTAGTACCGTGTGCTATCACTAGATTTGAATCAACTGCAATTTCTATATTTAGGTTATTCTGTCGTGTAAAATTTAATGCCCACTCTATGGCTGGATCAAAATTTTTATCCCGGTCACAAATAATAGCACCAACATGGTCTTTTCTTTCTACTAGTATAACATTACTTTTATCTGGACGCAGCCAATTTGGAATTCTTAGTGGGTATAATAACCACATACACTTAAAAAGTTGGCAAGGATAAACCGGTCTAGTTTCGTAAATAGAACAACCTGTCGTTAGGTATTGACACCGTTCACCGAATTTATATTCTCTATCAAATACTTTTCTTGAAGTATACACACAACAAGCATCGCATGAGCCGCATTCTCTTTGTTCGGTAAAATCAATGGATTCAATAGCCCGGTCGGCCACGATAGGAAATGTTCGCATTATTCCACATCAAAATTTGAAATAATAGTTTTTGCTTTATCAAAGCTATCTTTATCCTTTAATCTTATAGCTGGAATACCTAAAGATGTAGACGCATATTCATATTCCATATTTAGATTGTCTAAAATTTCAATAATTTGCTTTCTACTCCAAGGATCGAGTGGAAATATTTCCAATAGTTCAGGTATATTAGTAAACGCAATTTTCATTCATGATCCTTCTTTAATTCATCTAATAGCAATTGTTGACTAGCTGCCCGAACACGATCACGCTCGATCTGATCCACTCTAGCACTGATTACCTTAATCATCTGACTTAATTGCTGTTCGCCTTCGTCGCGCCAATGGCTGTATTCTACGCCTACCGTGCTCCGATAATAATATCGATTATTTTGTTGCATTTCACAGATTGTGCCATACAGCATGTCTTTGATCATTTGCTTATCCATACTACAATTTTTCTCCAATCTCGAAACCGCGAAAGCGTAAAAACCGCGGAAACCTGAGCGAATAGCTGCCATCTTGATTTTGAGTAACAGCGTCTGCACGAACCTCGACGACCTGCCCCTTAACACTATGCTGACTATGCCAAATCCCAGTACGAAGCTCATCGCTGTAGCCGCTGCCCACGTTAACACGAATTCTACGTCCGTCATCCTCACCCTCACAAACCAGGGCACCGAGACGCCCGAGATTTTTACCAGTGCCTGCTTCAACGTCAACAATATTTAAGCTGACTTCAATGAACGGCTTAAGTTTTTACCATGAGACACTACGCTTACACTCATAAGCGGCTGAGGTATCTTTGATCATAATACCTTAGTAACCGCCTGCGATAGCTTCACGATTGATCTCACGATAGCGAGCTTGTCCTTGCTCGGTATCTAAGTCTACCAGCTCTTGACCTAGTACACGCACACTTGGCACCGCTGCCTCATGTTGCTGATAAAATGCTTGTAGAGCATGACTGCGTTCTAGTTGAGTGGCATCACTGCGACCCTGCTCAAAGTCTGCTAAAGGCAAGCAATCAAACAAGTGAAGCACAGCATCCCGAGCCCGAACATTACTCTTGCGATGAACCTGACGCATCAAGTCTTGGAAACTGGCACTCATGATCTCGCCATCAAACACCATGGCTTCGGTAAGGTGGTCTGCAATAGCATGAAACTCGGCTTTGACATGTGCAAAGTTCACAAGTTCTTTACCATTCCTGCTAAACTGATCAACCCTGCCGTCTGGATGCACAATAGTGATAACACGAACTCCATCCAACTTGACTTCGACCAGTTTCTTTCCTGCGACTTTGCCCTCGTGATTAGCACTATCATGAGCAAGTTGACAGCCAAACACAGGCACGCTATAGCCAGGATAGTCACGCTCTACCACCTTGTTTATGGTCTTTTCACTAACACCACAGCGTAGGTCCTTGATAAGGATACGACGGTACCACGAATTCCACTGCTCAACAGTACTAGCCAGCATCATGTGATTCAACATATCACGAGCCATATTGCCAGTGATTTCCCTGTTGACAAAGCCGGTGATGGCCAAGGCAAAGGTATCCCAGTCCATGCCATGGTCACTGGTAAGTTGATCAGTTGCCTTCTTTTCTGGCACTTGTTTAATACCAAAGGTGATCATGGGATCAAGAGCCAAGCGACAACCCTCAAAGAATTCCGAGTTGCCGGCTTGGGCTTGAGCCTCAATAATCTGCTCCTTGTTGGTACGCAGATTATGCGTTTCTAGTGCCGAGATAACTTGCCAGGGTTGATCCATAACAACCTCCAATTAATGTACCAAACCAAAACGCCGAGCGCACACTGGGCCATAACCCAATTCAGTGCTACGTGCATCCTTGAGACTGTGGTTGCAAAAACTGCAAGCACCAGTCAGGCGTCCATACTTACCAGCAGTAGTCTCGGGCTCTGCGGCAAACTCTTGTACCAATGCTACGACATCAGCGCCAGCTTGTCTAGTAGCATGGAAGTCACCGTTGACGTCAATGCGACCAAAGTACTTATTGGCACCAAACGGACCACCATCTGTTACAAGAATTTGGCCAGCGTATTTGCTAGCGGGACCAGCACGACCAAATGCCACAGGCTGGCCCTCAATGCTTTGAAGTTTGACTTTAATGCGCTTGAGAGTCTGTGCAGCACGATCAAACATGTCCTGAATGCGTTGAACATTGACCTGTACAGCGGCAGGAGCAGCCGGAGCAGCCGGAGCAGGATTGGTAACACGCTGAGTAAGAGTATCGACCCATGCCAACTGCTTGTCGCTGAGACGACCAAAACGATAGAAGTTGCTGACTAAACTGCCAGCGAACTCTGCGTCACGAGCAGACATGGTGCTCATTGCATTACGCAGAGCTTGCACTTGGGGTTCCTGAGCAGCGTCAGGAGTAACAACACGAGCAGCACGATAAAAACCTTTGTATGCCATTTCAATCTCCGTTGTTTCAGTGTACCGTTAGTATAACAAAAATCAGTAACCCTGTCAACCTCAGGGTTAATGCGTGTTTAGTGCCGGGGCACATGAATTTACAATTTCGCGCTCTGCGGCATGTGCGGGCTTGCGTCCACGTACAATGTCAACTAATAGCATGACATGAGCGTCTGCGCCGTGAGTACGAATACTGTGGCATAAAGCCCACGATTTGTTCTCAGTCACAGCACGACGAACATGCTTTTGCCAGCGTATTTTGAGAGCGCGATTGACTTCGCTACCACATACTGTAATGCCAACATAGTGCTCGTTAGTTGCTACATTAACGATCATGTACAAGGCATGCTTAGTGTCTTGTCTGCGTTTACGAGTGCGAGTTGCTTTTTCCATACTCGTAGTATAGCAAAAATGGGTAACCCTGTCAAGTTTTGGGCTAAATGTTGTTAGAAAACAACACCTAACTGCCTGAAAAACAGGCAAAATGTCTATTTTTCAGGCTGATTTATGTTGTTTAAACGCCACAAGGTGTTGTTTTTTTACGACTTAGTGTAGAGTACGATTTGGTGCCGAAACTTCGTCAATTCCTAAAATTTCTAGTATTGCAGCCACAGTTTCGTTAGGGTTTGTAAATCCTTCTTCTGGGCCAAATACTGTTTTTAAGTTTCCATCTCGATCTAGTAAAAAACCAATATCGGTATTGGCAATGTCAAGATCATCAGATTCTTGAAGCTCTAAAGAATTATGTTCTTGCTCTGGTACTTCCAATGTACTGCGTTTAGACATTTGGAACTCCTTTGTAATTAAGTATTTACATCTAAGAAAGAATTCAATAAGTCCTCACTTGAATAATATTAAACTCATCAAAATAGTTTGTCCCACGAAGCCCACACAAATTGTAGCTATATAAAGATAGTTTCTTTCAAATAAACTCTTAAAAAATATCGCAGTAAGCCCGGCCCAAATAAACAACATTATATCAACTGGTGGCATCTTATCGCTTTGGTTGGTTAATACTGCTAACAATGTCGGTACGCTGCTTAGATGTAACAAAACAATTGTTAACCAGCCTAGTGTGTGAGCACTAATATTAATCATGTGATTTTGTATCCATTCAATCACATGTCCTGGAAATTCTAAAATTGCTTCAAAAATCCTAGTAACCATAATTGGTTGATTATCTTTGTTCATTCATTCCTCATTTGTAAAAAATATGACGACCGATTTTTGTGATCTTTTCTTTACGCCAGCCTGGATTAATATAATCAGCATGATAATACAATGCATCATATAAGCTGGGTAACCTAAATCCTTCTAGTAATACTTTTTTAGCTACCTCCATGCTTTCTATATAAACATCTCGATTTATGGGTCGTACTGTGGTGTCCCTGTCACAATACCAACTAAATTGACAAATTACTTTGGTATAGATTACATTTTTTTGATACA